ATTCTTTAATGTTTGGAACTAAATAATATGGTCTTCTTGTTTGTTCCGACGGAACATTAGCTTGTTGCCATTTAATTTTAAATCTATATTTTGATTTTGTTGGTATACCTATTGTTGGGTCATAAGATAATACTTTTTCTCCAAATTCATTTGTAATATAATAATCCAAATTCATAGGTAATTCCGTAACCCAAGCGCCATCACCATCAATAACATTACCCGCCTGTTCTAATTGATATACTTCTAATATCGGTAACCCATCACTATCAATATTAATTGTTTGTCTTAAAGCGAGAATTTGACCAGGTCCTGTTGTTAAATCACATAAATTACCCAAATTATCTTTAGGTCTACATCCAGGTCTAACTCTCATATTATCAGGACTTGAAAACATTGAACCCATAAACACAGCGGTTGGTTGAATATCAATATTGGCATTGTCTCTTAAATCAAAATCCGCTCTACTAACAGCAATTTGACAAATCGCAGGGTCACCCCATAACGGAGCAACATCAATTGTCTGTTGTATGTTTATAATTTGAGGTAATGAATTTAAATCCGTTGATGTGTTAAATTGGTTACCGGCAACTTGTGCTTCGGTAGCCAACCCCATTCTAATCAAATCTTGTGGTGTTAAAGAAAACTCACCGATATCAGATAAGTCAACATCCATAAATAAAGTTTGACCACCTAATGGAGCTCCCATTATCATATAGTCACCACTATCATTTGTTTTTGTTGTATACTTGTAATACTTGTCGTAAATCTCTACAACAGTATTATCTGTTAAAACATCTAACCTACTTGGTAATGTTCCTGTTGCGGCGTGTTTAGAATATGATTTTTCATAAGGTAATAGATTATATCTATAACCATCTTCATTTCTATCATTTGGAGATTTGTATGGGTATATACTTGAAATTAGAGGGTTTGATTCATCAATAGTATCAATAGGAATAAAAATAGACACTCGGGCATTTGGTAATCCCAAACCATTGTTAGCAGTAACCCTACCAACAACAACACCATAGTTTGCACAATTTCTTGTATAAATCTCTGATTGTTGAATTTTTAATGATAAAATTTCTAAAAACTCAAAATCTTGGTCTAATTCAATATTAATTGTTTTATTGATACCAAGCTCAGTTCTTATTCTATATGATTGACCCATCTAATGTCTTTAATTAATAAATAGTTTATGTGGAATTTTTAAAATGTACCCACACAATTTAATTATAAGTTAAAGTGTTTATAAATAAACCAGTTAAGAGAAAGTAACTGATTGGAAGTTTTTAACTGAAACTTTAATATCTTTAGTTGGATATCTAATTTGATAAACCTGTGAAGGTTGAGCAAAAATTGTATCATCAACCGTTGAAATAAGTTTTGTTTCAGCATCTGCATATGACATTGAAGTCTCCGCTGAAGAATACTGACCACCAACTTGGTTGTATACATCTAATCCCGCAACAGTTAAAACACCATTCGTATTTTGAATTAAACTCTTTATCTCAGATAGATAAACGTTTTGTCCTAATTCTCTTGTTTGTGGATTAAAGTATGCCGAAATCTTATCAATAACACTTGAAATTACTTGTCCTGAGTTTTGTGCCGAATCTAAAACGATTGAAACCTCAACACCTAAGTCAATAACCTCAGCGGTAAAGATTGAAATATAATCATTCATCATTCGATAGTTTGATAAATAATTGGCAATATTTTGTCTTAAAGTATTTGATACAATATTAGTTAACTTACCTGAAGTATCGTAAGATAATATTTGAATTAAAATTTTATTATCATTTTCCGTTATTGATACCTTAGCAGGAGCTCCGAACTCTGCCGGCATGTTTCTAATCAACGACTCATAATCTTGAACGGTAACCGCTCTTTTTTGAGCTGAAAAGTTAAATGAAACGTAATTTCTAATTTCTTCTAATGAAGGAACACCAGCACCACCAACTGCGGCAGTTACGTTAGTACATCTTAAAGAGTTAACCACAGATGAGTTTGTTGCCTCTGATGGACCATTTACTGAGAATGATACAGTACCAATTTGAGTAATAACACTTGTTCCCAAGTTTGTTGACAATCCACCACCAACTCTATATTGAATAAACAAAGTTGAATTAGGTGTTAATGTTGAACCTAATGAAATGTTATTAGAATATCTTTGTAAATCCAAAGTAACCCCAAGTGTTGTAAATTGATTTAATTGGTCTTGAGCGGTATTTGTACCACCACCAAATGTCATCTTTTTAAATCCTTCAGGAGTATATTCTGTTATAAATCTATCTTGTGTTTGAATATATTTACCAACTTTAATACCTGGTTGGTCAGAAACTTTGGTAGGGTCTTCAATAAAAACTCTATCTTCAGCCAACGCATCAACCTCATACCATCTATTCGATAAACCTAAAAATTCTGCAGTTGTTGGAATATTTGTATATTCTGTTCCACTTTTTAATAATACACTTGTAACACCGAGTACATTCTTTTCAGGTAAAAATAATTCAAAAAATGGTTTAACATCATTTGCTCCAATTACTCTTTTGAATACTTTAGTAATACCATTAACAACCATTTCTCGTTTTGTAATTGTATAATTTACAAGAACATTATTAGAGTTAAAGTTTGGTATTTTTAATCTATTAGGATAACCTTGAGAATTATATGGTGAAGCAAAATCAATATCATAAACGTTTTCAAATACAACACCAGCACCAGTTACTTGTGAACCTCTTAATAATGTTCCAAGATATCTTTCATCTTCCTTATCACCAAAGGCAGGAACCGTAACTGAAAAATCAACTAAAGCAACTGATGGTCTTTGACCCGGTAATTTTAAACCATAAGTTCTTGCAATGTTATAAATTGAAGACCTTTGTTGAGCATATTGTAATACAGTTTCCTGAATACTTCTATCAATTTGATAGTTTAAGTTATCCGCAACGGCAGCATTTAAATCAAGGAAAACCGAGAACACCGAAGCATCATTAAAATCCTGAATTAATTCAGGGTAATACGTTTTTACGTAATTTAATAATTCAGTTCTTATTCCTTGGAAATCTCTGGTTGTGTACGATATTTTGTTATTTGCCATTTCTATTAAATATTGATAATCACAAAATCACTCTGAGCAAATGTTGAACCATTTGTAGAATAATCTAATCTTATTTTTGCTGTATATTCTGATGTTCCTTTACCAGGAAATCTATAAACCGAAGATTCACTAGTTCCTGCAGAGTTTTGCCCTGTAGCAATGTCCAATTCTTCTTGTGGGTCTGCGGGTGTTATTGTTAAATTATTTATTAAAAGATTTGGCATAAAATTTTCAACCGCGTCTCTAATGTCAGATTCAATAGCATTAAATGTTAAACCATCAAATGGTTCAAATAAAAATTCATACAATCTAGTACCAAAAGTTGGTAAATAATACCTTGAACCTTTTCGAGTTAATAAAAGATGAATCAAATCAGCCTTTATTTCTTGTTGTTGTAATTGAGTTAATTCTAAGTAATCACCCCTTTCAGAATCTCTGAATGGAAAATTAAGACCATATGTTGTACCGTTTGCCATATAACATAAATATACTTAGATTATTTTTTTATTGAAGTGTGAATATTTCTATTACCTTTTGTATGTGTAGGGTCAAAAGGACAATGTCTACAACCTGAACCACAACAAACACCCCTTCTTATATGGTATTCTTCTGTAAAAACCATATTACCAAACTTATCGTAGTAAAAATCAGAAGGGAGAAGTTTATTCGACTTCTCCCTTTTGTTATTATTTAAATCCATATTATGAATTATTTGATTTCACAAGCTCCGCCAGCACAAGCCAACTCACCACTTAAATCTGTTTCGTCACTCATTTCAACAACATTTTTTAAGTCGATTGAATGTAGTTTTTCAAACATTTTTTCAAATTCTTCTTTGGTACAATCTGTAAATGGTGCTTGTGTATACGAACCATTATCGTAAGGTAATACAGATAGTCCATTGTAAAATTCTCTGTTGTTCCACATCCACTCACCAGCTAATTCCCAATCTTCAGGTTTTAAACTAATTGTTGCAGATACGTTATGTGTATTTGAACCAGTTCTGTGTCCAGGTCTAACCCATTCTTGTGTAATTTTTTTAACACGTTCTAATAATTGGAATGGACTTTCAGTTCTTAAGATAGAACCTTCAGGTGCTTTTTGTGGAACTGAGATTACCGCTGTATCATGTGGACGGAAATATTCATCCTCAACTAACTCAGGGTGATTTTCAGATAAGTATTTGTAAATTGCTTCATTCTTTCCAACACGAATACGACGAACGTAATAATCATTATGCCAAGCATGAATACCTGATGATGTTCCTAATGTTAACGATGTCGTTCCCGCAGGTTTAACCGTTGTTGTTCTTGCTGATTTGTTAATTCCAATTAAGGTAGCAATTCTTACATTTTCTTCTTTAACAATCTTAGCAGCTTCTTTCATATTATAACCTAATACAACACCTGAACCAATACCTGTCATAGATACACCAATTAAGGCATCTTTTTCAGTTGTTCTTTTCCAAATATCACGAAGATAATGGAAATTAGTATAACCCGCCTGTAATGTTCCGATGAACGCTGCCGCTTTAACACGACCATTTAAATCTTCTTGTGATTCAATATCAGAAACATTTACCTCACATAAGTTACAGAATTGGTTTGGACGAAGTGCGATTTCACAACAAGGGTTAGTTCCCCAATCTTTATCGTTTGTGAAATAGATACCAGGTTCACCCGCTCCTGAAGCTTCAACACGTTTCCATAAATCCATAAAGAATTCTTTTGTAATTTTGTGTCTTAACAACGCTGCTGAGTTATTAGCTCTACCACGTTGTGGATTTTGTTCCCACCAAGAACCTGCCTTACAAGAAATCATTTCTTGGTCATCAGCCGAGAATAACGAAATAAGTGCCGCTCTTCTAATTCCACCTGCAAGTACTGCGTCAGCAATATGACAAACCATATCGTGAACTTCAATTGGAGATAACTTTTCACCATCTTCTTTTGCTTCCAACATACTTTTTAGTTTGTGAAGACAATCTTTCAATGGTTGAGGACCTGGTGCTTTACCACCTGATGTTACAAGTTGAGCTCCTTTTGCTCTGATATCAGAGAAATCAAATTCAGGAGTTGATAATTGGTCACCAAAGTATGACTTGAATAATACTTTAATCGCATCTGCCCATCCTTCGATTGAATCACCAATTAAGAATCTTCTTTTTCTATTTGCATTTGGTTTTCTAATTTCAGGTAATTGTTCTACGTGATGTTTTTGTACTGAATAACCCACACCAGTACCACCTAATAATAAGAACATTGCTTCAGAAAAAGCATCCAAGTGGTCGATTGGTAAATAAGCACAATTATAAATTCTGTTTGGGCTTATTTCAATTGGTTTACCACCAAACTGCATTGACCTCATTGAAGGTAATACTTTTTTATCGTAAACGTATTTGTATGCTTCAACAATTTCCCCACCTAATTCAGGGTACTTTTTGATGTGCATGTTCATATTACGTGTTACTAATTCTTCCCACGTTTCTCTCCTATTATATTCAGGAAGAAATTTTGCGTACTTCATGTAGACTGTCAAGTCAGACAATATCTTTTGAGATGCGTCCATAGTTTTAATTTAAATTATTATTTTTTTTTATTTTATTGTTGTTGTTCTCTTAATTTCCTTTTTTCGAGTAATTCCTTTACTCTGTCACGTTTTCTTTCTTCTTGTTGACCTTCAAATCCTAAGAAGGTAACTGAACTATCTGTATCAATTTCCAACAATTCGTTGTCAAATTTACAGTTTTCAAACACAACCCCGTCTTTACCAATACGTGATTTGGTAATTGCGATGGTTGCTAGATTCATTTCTTTTTGTTGTAATGTTTTTGCCACGGAAATGATTACGTGTCCTACTTGAGCCTTTTTAATTGACCCTCCCATTTGGTCAGTTGTTACAACTTCTGATGAAATTGATGACCTATTACCTTGTGTTGCTGTCCATCCTACCAACGATAACTCGTGACACATTGCTTCAAACCCTCTCATAACTGAACCCTCAGCTTTCCATTCATCTTTTGATGATGATTCTGGAACCACGCAGTCAATATAATCTAACAGAATCAAATCCAATTTGTTTCCGTCAGCAATCATTTTTCTTACTTGGTTTTTAATTTGAGACATTGTCATTGAATCCGATGGTAATTTCTTTAACACCAATTCATTTTTCATTGTCTCTTTGATTTGCCCAATTTTTTCCATAACTTCTTCTTTATGTTGAACCAAGTTATCGGGAGCAATTCCTGTCCAAAGGGTAAAATGTTTTCTTTGAACAATCTTCGGGTTGTCCTCAAAGAAAATTTGAAGAACGTTATAACCCAAGTTAAATGCGGTGTTGGCAATCTTAGTTAAGATTGTTGTCTTACCAACTCCAGTTGGAGCAAGGATAACACCAATCTCACCTTTTGCCAAACCACCTTTTAACAATTTATCAATTCCTGGTATTCCCATTGGAATTGGATGTCTATAATCCTCATCCAAAACTGTATCCAAGTTAGAGAAGATATCGGTAATTCCCGTGTCTCTTTCTCCAACTTGTAATGCCTCACGAACAAGTCCTTCAACTTTATCATAAGATTCAAAATCCCCTTCATTAATAATTTTTTGGGCTCTGTCCATCGCCTTTTGAAGTTCTTGTTGTTTACAGAATTTCAAGGCTTTTTCTTGAACAAATAATGTTCCCTCATCGGGAGCATCTTTGATTTGTTTTAATGTGTCCAAGACAATCTTGGCAACAAGTTCTTGAGTTATTTCAGATTTAACAATCTGCTCAAGAGTTTCAAAGTTGGGAGTAGATTCATATTTTTTGTGATACTCCTTAACCATCTGTAAGATGATTTTAAAGTATTTGTTATCAAAATATGAGCTCTCAATTACGTCCATAATTGTGGTAGAGAACTCTTTGTCTACAATAATTTGGTTTAAAAGTTGTAGCTGAAATGTGTTCCCTAAGTAATCAAAATTCTTATTCATATTGTGTTTTCTCTCCCCTTGTTTTATTAAATATTTACTTACTTACCTTAAAGTCTAAAAATTAAAACTTAATTTTTTGTCTGAAAAAATGTCAGTTAAAGACTTTAAAACGTCTTTGATAATTGGTCGTACGTCAACTGTATAACGAACTTTTGGTGGAAATAATTTTCCGTTAAAAACTCTATGACAAATTGTCTGTTCTCCCAACTTGATGAAAATGTTAAAATCTTCAGGTCCATCTGTGAACGATGTGTCCATAACTGCGGGGTCATTCACAATTGAATCTTGGTAGTCCAACATATAGATTACCGTCTTCATTTTTAAATAATACTCCAACTCATCTTGTAATGATTTAACATACGAATACAACTCACTCGAGTTCTTCGAATTAGGGTTATATCCCCTTACGTTAAAAAATCTTTGAACAACAATGTTGCCATTCAACGTCAATAGAAATTCCATCTTGGTACTTTCTTGCTCTTTCATAATTTTACTTTTGGTTTGTGTTTCTTTTTTCTTTTCTTGTTAGTTTCATAAACGGCTTAAGGAATTCAACCCAAGCCTCATCGTTCTTTGGAAGATATTTGAATAGACCATCGTCCATCATCATTCTCATCAAATTACGATATCCCCTATCTGTGGGGTCAATTGTGTCGGTTAAGATTTGTGATACCAATTCTTTTCCTTCATCTGTGATTAATGGATTGGATAAATCCACAATCTTTAAGTTTGTTTTGTAGTATTGTTCTCCAAATATACCACTTTTTGTCTTACCAGTCAAAATATTCGACAAAGTTTTTATAGGTTTCTTTTGCGGGATATTTACCGCATAATCCAAGATTTCTTCCATAGTGCATGGTTTTTCCTGCATCTGAGGGAAAAACTTAATTAAAGTTTTTTCTCCTAACCCCTCGATTCCATTAATATTGTCCGATTTATCCCCCGTTAAGATTTTACATAATAAAACATTATAGTGAGGGAATTGAACTTTATTAAGGGTAATCATATCCCCCTGTCTAAAGTATTGTTTTGCATTTGGGGAGTAGATGGTCACTCTATCAGAGATAAGTTGTGTGAGG